CCTGTTTTAAGGTTAATTTATGATAACGTTGATATAAGAACAGGTGTATGAACCCATTCAATAGGCTATTGCCTATAGACGTCCAGGGCAAGCCAGACTTCATGCCTCGATCAGCCCGGACACGAATACCATGTCTGGTGCGACCAATAGTTTTGCATGATTGTCGAGCATACTGATACACTCGCCGGGGTGCCCCTGCCATTCTGAACATATTCGATAAATCTCTGAGCAATGATGCTGCGACGCTAGAGTCCCACTTGCTGACGTCGTCCTCATACCAGAACCCATAATCCTTGTAGTCCATCCACTGGCCCATACGCTCGCCAGTCATGCCCCCTGCATAGACTAGCGGGCTACCAATGCCCCATTTGAACTTAAGGGCCTTAGTAAAACTTGATACCCATGGGGCAGTTTCCACCACCAATCTGGGTCTACAACCGAATATGCACCTACCAGACTTGGATTTTAGCCCGGCAGGAGTTTTATAAAGTAGATTTTCTACCTTAAGATGAATCTTTGCCTTCGACTCACGAAACAATTCAGCAGATGGAACACACTGACGTTTATACTGACCACGGCTAGTCAGTTTCTTGAACTCGTCCATGTATTGTCTCTTCATTGAAGGTGTCGAATTGCAATCCTGAATCCACTCAGGAAAATCACCATCCTCTACAGACCTGGGCAACAACCATGAGGCTGCACCTTTTAGCCATTTTGAAAAATCTCTCAACGTGGATTTATTACCTTGTATGACCGGCATCGTCACACGAGTTCTCAAGGAGGTGTACATATTGTGCTTATTATTTGAAAAATGAATTGGTTTATATTGCTCAAATTGATATGATAATGAATTATAAGTAATGCCAGACGTATGCAAACGATCATCCAATGTGCCTACATTGGTGATAGAACATTTGGGTCGTACTTCCGGCAATGATCCAGTAAAAGTTCTAACGCATCTCTCTCCAAATCTCCTAACGCCTGGAGCCAAATTGAAAACGCAACTCTGGAGAAACAACATAATAATACCAGTGTTGGTTCTTTTGGACCGACATCAGGGCCCCGAACCATAGTGTGAACAACAAAATCATATACACAATATAGGACGAGAAAGATGAATCAGGTAAAACTAGAACTAAAATTAGCAATAAAAATGGCCAAGGAGAACAACGGCCAACCAACATAAAACTTAGGAATAGGATGTTCCGAAGCATAAAATAAAGGCTCGCCGATATCGACGGCCAAAGAAACAAGAGCATGGACCTGATGAGAAGGATCCACCTCTATACGCCGAATGAGACCGAACTCACCCACATCGGCGACGGTGTCCGACTCGTCAGGAGGGTCCGAGGGCACAATTACC